ACTGATTGAAACTATAGGGGAACTCTTCGGAGAGAACTATCAATTCATAACATCTACTGAAATAATTCCTGGATTACTATTTGCAGATGGTGACAGGATGGATCTACCATCAACAAAAACTTATGTAGGAGCTTTCAATTTTAAAATCGGGATCCAAGGATTAACAGATCCAACTGGTTCAACAGGATTGATAGGTACAGCGGGTGGAGTAGCTGATAGAATTCTCATGAGCTTTAGCCTAAACAAAGTAAGAGCAAATATAGGAACTGGGTCATTAGCATCTTCACCTTTATTATCTCCTGCCATGGATTTAAGTGGTAGAAAAATAATTGAGATATACAGAGAAGCAGGTGGTGATATGTATATAGTAGATGGTGATAATCCAGCACAATTCTTATTTAACCAACCAAACGATTTTGATGTTGCAGCTTTATATGTTGCCGGTGGATTCGGAACTACTGGATATCTTTGGTATTTCAATGATGAAGATAATGAGTTCCTATTTAATGAGGGATCTGGTTTAATTGTAAGCAGTGTAGATACTTTAGTAGATTTAGACATTGTTACCACTGGAGATTTAACTTATGTTAATGATACAATGTGGACAGCAGCATTACCACCACCAACTGGTTTCATAACATTTAATAGTTTAAGTGTTGGAGGAAGGCCAACAGATGTTTTATCTGATGTAATAAATGCTGACCCTGTAGTCTACACACCCGGAGAAATAAATTACCAGATAGCTGAATTATATAATGTAGGTGATCACAACCCTGAAGCATATACTCATGCCATTATTACTACAATGACAAATGATATTGCAAACCCCACTAAATTCTTAACTCCAGATGAATACGAAACAGCACTTACAGATGTAGTACAAAAACTAAAGACAGCCGGCATCACTCCTATAATATGTACAGCCGGTGCAATGATTACTGCGACTAAACAAGCTGAGAAAGATTTTGATGCCACTATAGGAGCTATGTTAAGTGGTGACCCTATGAACCCTACTCCTGAATCAGGATGGGATTTCAACTCAGACTTAGGCGCAACCGTAGATGCAGTGACACCTTTATATGTAGCGAAAGCCTTAGCAGTCTCTATTGCTGAGAGTGTTACATTTATAGATACCTTCCAACACTTCATTGATGGAGGAACATACCCAGCTTATGGTGACTGGGTAACTGCAGATGGTATTCATTACAGCGCCACAGGTTACTCACAGTACGGGATTGCAGTTGCTGCGGTATTAGACACATTGGGATGGACAGGAGTTGAGAAGGTATGTGTCCTAGGTGATAGTTTAGGAAATGGTATAACCACTGAGATATCAGTAGCCTATAACTCATAGGTAATAACTAATAAGTAAAGCAACAATACTAAAACTTAATAATTAAATAAATAAATAAGAACAAATGCCAAACACAGCTAAAGTAGATTTCAGCGTAACGAATCTAACACAAAATGTTTCGACGCCAGCTAAGGGTATTACAATGATGGGAGGTCCTACAGAACTAGGACCTATTGCCAATCCTGAAACAGTAATAAAGTCCTGGGCAGCATACAAAAAAACCTTCGGAGGTCTAGTTGATGGGAATAACTTTCCATTGATATGTAAGAGAGCTCTTGACGGAGGTTCATCTTTAAGAATTTCAAGAATGGTTCATTACACTGATCCAGCAACACCGGCTACTGCAGACGGAGTAGATGCTGTATTAGGAAAATGGATGACTATAACATTTGATGCTGCACTAGTAACATTGAATGTGGTTAATATTACGATTGATGGAGTTGCAATGCTACCAGTAACATTTGCTACTGATACTGATACAACAATGACAGCAGTTGCTGCCGCTATCCAAGCAATGAGTAATGTTAAATCTGCTTCAGTGATTGAAGTTGGTGCTGGTTCAGACCGAGAAATAGTAGTTACTTTTAATAACCTACTTATTATAAATACCTATCCTACAGTTGATTCATCAGTAGTAACATTAGGAGCATCACAAGCAGGAATTACAGACGCCGTAGCTTTAGAGCCATGGGGGAATGATGAATGGGAATCTTTATTCACATTATCTGCTAAGTATCAAGGAGCTGGTTATAACGCTTTTAGAGTTGCTATAACCAATGCATCTAATGGACAAGCAGATTACTTCAACTTAACTATCTACAATGATGGAGACGCAAACTCATCTGAGTCTTATAAGAATCTTACTATCCCACTAGGAGGTCAAGCAATAGTTGATTCAACTTACCTTGATGAGATCGAGAACAACTCTAAGTATGTTACTGTAACTTACAGTGATACTACTGCACCATCAGGTGCTCTTTACCCTAAGAGAATGGATCAACAGTTAGATGCTGGTACTGATGGTACTGCACCTGCACTTGCTGATTACATTGGAGACTCTGCTGCAAAAACAGGTTTATATTCATTTAATGATTATGACGACGCTATGCAAATGATGTTCCCTAATCTTAATGGTTGGGACTTCCATAACTCTGCAGCTGCTTATGTAATCTCAAGAGGAGATATGCAGTATGTAGCATGGGCAGATGATGATGCTGATGCAGCTACGGTTGTAACAAACAGAACTGCGTATCCAGTAGATACTAAGTTAGTAGTTCCTATCTATGGGTTGCTTCAAGTAATCCATCCGGTAACAGGTCTTAAATTTGAGATCTCACCAATGGGAGATATCGCTGCAGCAATTTCACAATCCGATAATAACTATGGGGAATGGTGGTCATATGCTGGAACAGTAAGAGGAGTACTTCCAGGAGTACTTAAAGTAATGAACAACTTCGGTACACCAGGTACTAAAGACGATTTACAATTACTAGCACAAAATCAAGTAAATGCAGTTATCCAAAGATCAGGGAAAATATTCTTATCAGGTAACTTCACATCACAGACGTTAGATGATACTGAGAAGTTCACGAACGTAGCAAGGTTAATTCTATACCTACAAAGAAGCTTAGGCCCTACGCTTGAGACTTTCCTTGAAGATCCCAATGATCCAGCTACATGGAACAGAATGTATTATACAGTGAAACCATTCTTAGACAATTTGCTAACACAAAGAGCTATGTTCTCTTACGAATGGCAAGGTGATCAGAATGTTGCTACTGTTGATGATGTTCAGATCAATGATGTAACAGATGTTGCAAATGGTATCTACAAGGTAAACTTAGTAGTAAGACCAATTGCTGCCTTACAAGAAATCTCAGTAAACATAATCTTAACAGCTGGTTCCGGAATCTCTTTCGAAACTGTCTAATATTAAAAACAAGAAGCAATGGCTCAAATATCAAATCCGAGAAAGAATTTTAATTTCTCGATTCAAATAGCACCGTTACCTATCGATCCATTTTTGGCTCAGAAAGTAACTATCCCAGAAGTATCTCTAGATGTTGTAGAACACGGAGATCGAAACTTTGACGTCAAGACAGCAGGACGAGCAAAGGTCGGAATGATTATGATGGAAAAGATCTCTACCACATCTGGTGCAGATAACTACATCTTCGACTGGCTCTTCTCATGTCAAGATATGATTTTAGGAGGAGGGTTAATTCCACCGGCATACAAAAGAGTATTAACGATTACTGAACTCGCTGAGGATGGTACATCAATTTTAAATACTTGGATTTGCACAGGGGTATGGCCTAACAAGATCAACGGTACAGAACTGAACAGACAGGATTCAGCCAACACGATTGAATCAGTCGAGTTCTGCGTAGATCAGATAGATAAGTTGTAATAAGCTTTCTTCTTTCTATATATTCACGGAGGGAGCTAGGATTTAGTTATAGCTTCCTTTTTTGTTATCCGACTATTATAATGTAAATTATATATAATTAAAAGTATGGACACAAAACAATCACAAACAGAAATAGCAGCAGACGTTGCTATCAACCTGGGAGCTACAAAGAAGTTTATAGTTCCTTCAGGTGGTGAAGTAGAGATCAGAGAACAGAATGGTGCAGATGATGATGCCTTATCTAACCCAGTTGCTGCTAAGAACGGTGACAACATAAATGACTTCCTATCAAGGGTAGTTGTAAAGACTAATCTCACTAAGTCAGGACGCTTTGATAAAAGTAACATCCTAGACTTAATGATAAGAGATAAGTACGTCATAATGTTTATGAGTCGTATTCATTCTCTAGGCAATGTCATAAAGTTCGAATTTGCATGGGCAGAAGATGATAAAGCAAATTACGAAGAGGACCTTATGAGATATGTATGGGATTACTCAAAACCAATGGAAGATTTTCCATGGGATGAAACTCATAAAGAATTCGATTCACAGAGAATTCAACCTTATCCAGAAAGAGATAAGAAAACAATGGAATTAACCCTTAAGTCTGGGAAACATATAAGACTTGATTACATGAATGGTCACAGTGAGAAGTATTTACTTAACTTACAAGATGATCAAAAGACTAGAAACGTAGAATTGAAAGTACGTAATCTCCAACAACAAGTTGAAAGTGAATGGCACAAGGTAGAAAACTTTGAGTTCTTTTCACCTAAAGATATGATGGAGCTAAGAACACTAGTTAACAAACTCGATCCAGAGTTTAATTCGTTTTCAGAATTAGAACACCCACGAACCGGAGAAACATTCAACTTCCCTATTGTAGGCTCAACAAGTTTTTTCTACCCGACAGAAATATAGATGACGTCTACTTTTTTCTGTCTAGTATTTGCAAGACATCAATAGGGTATTTAGAATTAATAAGTCTTCCTTGGTCAAGGATAAACCGACTGGTTAAAATGGGTGAAGTATATCAGGAAGCGCAAAAGAAAGCTTACGACAATAATTCTTAATCTCATTACATGACTTTATTTGGAACAGCTGATATGTCCTTAGGGATATCAGTTATCTTAAGAGATCAATTTACAGCAGGCTCACAACGAGTAAGCCAATCCATGAGAACCATGGATGCCACAGCACGCCGGATGCAGGAGAACCAAATGCGTATGCAGAGGAACTTCAACGCAGCCGGTGCAATGGTGGGAATAGGTGCTATCAACCAAATGCGTAAATGGATTAGTACTGGAGCAGACTTTGCTTACACAATGACATACGTTGATGCCATTGCAGAAAAGAACGGTACTACCTTTGAAGAACTAAATCAGAAAGCTAAGAAATTAGGAGAGACAACAATGTTCTCCGCAGTAGAAGTTGCTTCTGCAATGAGATTCATGGCCATGGCCGGAATGGATACAGCAGAGATCTTTAATAACATTGATGCCGCTACTAACTTAGCTGGTTCAACAATGTCAGATCTAGGAGGTAAAGGAGGAGCAGCAGATATTCTTACCAATGTAATGAAGGGGTTCAAGATTGAATCCACTGAATCCGCAAGGGTAGCAGATATACTTGCTAAAGCTACATCATCTGCCAATACAAACTTATTCGATATGGGTGAGGCACTTAAATATGCCGCATCTACTTCTAAAGATCTAAACGTCTCACTTGAGGAATCAGCAGCAATGGTTATGATGGCCGGAGATGCAGGGATCCAGGGATCCATGGCTGGTACAGCAATGGAAAACATGATGAGATATATTACTGTTGCAGCTGGAGGAGATAAGAAGAAAGCGAATGAGTCTCTAGGAATGTTAGGGTTATCAGCTGCAGACCTAAGAGATACCAAAGGAAATCTATTACCAATTGCAGACCTAATGAATAAGATAGGTCAAGCTGGTACACAGATGGAACTTGGAGGAGTCAACATGCAGAATATCTATATGAGATTATTCGGGGTAAGGGGTAAGAGAGAAGGTTCTCTTATGTTACGTAACATGGCTGACTACGAAAAGTTCGTTGCTTTACTAAGAGATGGTTCTGCTGGTACTGCTCCTAACATTATGGATAAGATGATGGGATCTATGCAAGGTAATATATTCAAACTCACATCTGCATGGGACACATTCAAGATCTCATTTACTGAAGCACTTGCTCCAGTATTATTCCCCCTACTAAACATCGTAACATTCTTATTACAAACAGTATCAGCTATAATGTCTACTGGCTTTGGTAAGTTCTTAACCATATTAGGGGTAGGTTTTATAATAGCTAAGACAGCATCCATGGCCTACAGAGCAGTCATTGCTACTATAAGGTTGCTACATATGCAGGTAGGTACCACCATGAGTGCTTCTGCTGCTCAGACTGTAGCTGGTTATAATTCAATGACCGGTGCAGCTGCAAGATACAATGCTACAGCCCGAGGAGGAATGATGGGCGGTATGATGGGCGGAGGAATGGGAGGAGGCTATTCAAGAGTTGGTAATTCATTCAGAGGACCGAATGGACAATTCATGTCAGCTGGTGCATATAACACTGCCAAGTATGGTTCAGGATTAAAAGGTAAATTCATGGGCTCCAAGTTTGGAGGTATGATGGGTAGAATGAAAATGCCTAACATGATGGGTCTGGGTATGGGTCTAGGAGTAGGCGGTATGGGCTTAGCTATGTTAGGTGAGAAAGTAGGAGGTAACACAGGAGGAGCACTAGGTGCACTCGGTAAAGGTGGCTTCATACGGTGGAACAGGTATGATGGTAGGTTCTATGTTCGGTCCACTAGGTACAGCAATAGGAGGAATAGGTGGTGCACTCTGGGGACTAGGTTCTGGTCTTTATGATTGGTTATCAAGTACAGATGATAACACAGATGCTCTAGAAGATAATTCAGATGCTAACAGAGTAATGATGGATAGATGGCAAAATCAAGCTATGACTAATCCTATGTCAGCCGAGAACGCTTATCAAATTGCCAACGGTAACTGGTCAGCACTTACTAGTCAATATGCTTTAACACCTGGTTCATTACATGACCCTTTCGAAAGAGAGAAATCTGGATTAACATTTGATAATTCCAATGTAGAAAACAACTCAGATATGTACAGACCAGGGAATGGACAACCACCACAACTTAACATCTACATGGACGGAGAGAAGAAGATCCAAGAGATGATAGACTTTGAACAGAACTACAACAACATTGAATTAGGACTTTATTAATTAAAAGATTATGGCTAAGTTTATACCAAACAATCCATTCACTCAGGCAATACTTAATGCCGGTACTGATGGTTTAACACAAGACGTTACAGATGCCGTGTCCTATGTGTCAAAAGCATACAGGGCATTAATCATTGTAGACAGAAATGCAAGAGGGTTTCAGAAAGCTCCAGTAAGTGGTGGGCCTCTTGCTTATCACCATGAGCTTACACCATCACAGGGTGGTAATCCTACTAAAGACCATGCTACTGATATCAAACCTTTAATCAAGGATCCAACCGCATACAAGTCTGAACAAACAAAAGACCCCAATTTAAAAGATCACAGACAAGACATAGGAAGATCACAAGGTGAGAAAGGTATAGATCCTAACTCATATAGATTTGAGGAAGCTAATAAAAGAGTTGCAAGGACATTCCAGAAAGATTACATAAGTATCATAGACTTAGACTTTAATGAGGAAGGAGACTTTGCTCGTAACTATAATTATCTTAATCTACCGTTTACACCAAAGGGTTTAGATTATAATGTATCATCTAGCTTTGTAGCAATTGCAACAATGGGTAGAAATAATCCTCATTACCATTTCACTGGTTCTGAAGATACGTTAGAGTTTACAATTGATTGGCATTCATACAAGGACCACAGGGAAGATGTATTATTCTATTGCAGATGGATGGAATCATTATCTAAAGGAGATGGTTACAGAAAAGCACCACATAGAATTAAACTAGCATGGGGTCAGGACAGTGTTATGTTCCAAGATGATGTATGGATAGTAGTTAATGCTTCCTACAAAATGGAACAGTTCGTTGATTCCTATAATGATACCGGAGACAGGAGCAACTTTACAAGAGTAGGGATGTTACCTCAACAAGCATATCAAAAAATCACACTCAAAAGAGTTTCTCAGTTCAACAGAACAACAGAAGATATTATGGGTGCCTACAACTTCATGCAAACAGCAAATAACAATGGCTTCAGATAATCATTTATATTATACAACAGGGTTTAAGATCGTTTACCCTGAGGGAGATAGATCACTTCAAAGGATCCCATTAAAGTTTACTGGGCTTCAATCAGACAAGTGGCATACAGTAATAGATGGGCAGAACCTATCCTCACTTGCTAATAAGTTCTATGGTGATTCAGAGCTATGGTATGTTATTGCAGATGCCAATGCAATCTTCAATCCCTTTGATGACATTGAAACGGGACTCACATTGAGAATACCTTCAGATGAGGCAGTAGACAAATTTAATAATGATTCAGATAGTAACATATTATAATGGCAGCTAAAGGACACATAGATGGAATGGTTGCTCCTCGTATCTTTGTATACGATAAAGGAGGTAAACTAATTATTAATAGGTTTGGTAGAGAGATCGGTAGAGAAGCTATTAAGTTTGAGTATATATATGACGAAGAGGATGACGACAGATGCAACATCACATTCCAAACCTCTGATGTCTATCTTAATGACTTACCATCTTTAATGAGGGATAAGTTATTAATTGTTAAATGGGGATTCGTTAACACAGACGGAGAACTTATAACTGGACCAACAAGGTTGATTGCTATTAGAGATAGAACTTCAGACTACAGTGCTGACAAAATTACACTAACTTTAAAATGTACAGACAACATATCATATCTAAGGAACAGACAAGTACAAAGTATAAGAGATAACAACTTTATAGATTGGTTACAAGAAATAGTTGATGGTAAGTATAAAGCTACCATCATCGTTAGTGGACGTGAGCTGGTTAATTACAATGGTACTAAAGCTCCTTCATATAATACAACTACAGATGGTCAGATAACTATGGCAGTAGATAATACAGCTGCTCCTTTCTTTGAATGGTTTTACACTAAGAGGGTTATCCATGGTAACTCAAGAGCTATGACCAAATGCTATTGAAGATGAGTTCGCTCTTGCACCCGGAGTACCTTACTTTGTTTCAGGAAGAGATAACACCATCACAATAAGAAACAGCGATTTTAATCAAAAGAATAAATACACATACTATTATGGCATGGAAAGGGGAGACATCATCTCATTCAAACCGAAAACAAATATTGAAAAGAATGAGATTACCCTGAATAAAATCACAAATCTTAATCATGGCTCTAAAGAATCTTTCTCTCAATAAAGAGAATACATAAAGATATCAGATCTAACTG